CAAAAATGTTTCAGAAGGATTTCTTGTAATATTCAAGACAGGTCCTAAAAATCCACCTGTTAACTGATTGGCAACGTTTAAAGCTAATGAAGTTTGTTGATTTTGAGGAACACCCCCCATCTCAAAATAATCACCAGGTATTGGTGAAACAGGCCAATAAGCTGACGATATTCTTGTTGCTAAATCAATAATTCTTAATACAGGGTTTTCAGGAACAGTAATTCTCCAATTCTTATAAATTAGTGGTTGTTGACCTGTAACAATTAAACTAACCTGAAAAGGGTCTTGTAAAGACGCTAAATTAACTTGTCCAACAGTATTTTGAAAAATTTCAGCAGCAACTCTTTGTTGAAACGCAAATTGTAATCTTTGGGCACCAATTCTTGCGATGAATGAATCTTGTGATAATAAACCGTTAGAACCGTTTGGATTATCATTTGTTAAAATCTCATACGGACTATAGAATGATGGTAAAAAACTTGGTGGTTGCCAATAAGGATTATTTGTAATACCGTTTAACTGTATATTATCAACAAAATATAAATCTTCAAATCCTCCCGTTGGTCCAAATCTATTTTCAATAAATTGAGCGGTTATAGTTGCCTCATTTATAATGTCCAATACAGTGTCATTAGGACTATATTCACCACTATTAGACGCTACAGGTAATGGAGGACCGTTAAAGGTAATTGTTGTGTTATACCCACCATCAGGTCCATATTCGTTTAATGGATAAAGTTGATTAGCAAAGACATCTTCACTTATCAAGTTATCAGGAGAATCAATCACATTTGTAACAGTTAAAACTGTTTCATATGCAACATTACTTATTGGGGGTGTGAAAACACCCTGAACAGTATACGGAGCAAGGTTTCTACCTAAGAGGTTGTTTCTAAACGTCGAGGTTGAAGCAAATGATAATGAACTGTCTGACATCTAATAATTTTATTAATAAATACCTCAAATTTTATTTCTAATTTTTAACCAACCTGATAATTAAAAATTGGATTTGTTGTTGAACCATTTTTATTTAACAACCCATCACCAGTAATTACTTTTTGTATATGAGATATAAGAGGTTCTAATATTTCTTTCTTAGTCATGTCGTTTACATTAACACCTGGTTGGGCTGAAAGATTAATATTCAAATTAATATCGTTAGTATTTTTAGTTTCACTCATTGAACCTTGTTGTCCACCAAATAAATTGGTTCCACCAACCATCATATCAGGTGTAAAAACTATAGTATCTTTTGGATGTGTTTTTAATATGAAATCCTCCGTTACGACTGTTTTAGATTTATCACCTTCTTTTATTTTTTTACCTTCATCCTTTACGTTATTTACAAAAGACTTTATTTCACCCTTAAAAAAAGTATTAATCCCTTCCGCGAAACTTGTAAATGCCGTTTTAAAGTCCTCCAAAGTAACTTTACCACTTTTAATTTTTTCAAACATATCACCAACACCTGTACCAAGTTCATCAAATTTAGTTCTTATAGTCTCAGTATCAAAAGCATTTCCTGACAGAGCTCTAGCAGGAATATTGTAAGCCTCTCTATACCCTCCTAAAATAGTTTCACCAACTTTGGAACCACTTGCAGCGATTGGTGTTCTATTCATCATTGAATTTACAGCCGACTGTATGGATTTTATTGTATCCAATTGGTCTTTAGCCAAATCTTCCATTGTTTTAGGTTCAGACGCTTTCATAAATTCATTAAACTTATTCTTATCTTTAGTGAACAAATCCATAGCTTGGTCAATACCCATATCTTTACCATCAACCTTTAAGGTGTAAGTACCACCAGGACCCATTTCCGCCATATTAGCAATAAATTTCTTTTCGTCCTCACTAAAACCACCTGTAAATCTAATTTTACTCATTTTGTCCGCAACTTCAGCGGCACCTAACGCCATTTTAGATAAAGCCCCACTTGGATAACCCATAGCCGTTTCAATTTCCCTAAGTTGTCTTTTAGCATCAGGCATAATTTCAAATTGACCTTCCTTATTTAATTGAACAAATTGTTCGGTCATTTGAGTTATTTGATTTTGTAATTCAGTTGGGTCATTTTGCGCCAAATCCATTAATCTTAATGGGTCAAGTAATTGACTTTGTGTAACACCTAATCTTTGTAAAGCAGCGGCTGTCTCAATTGCTCCTTCAGGATTAAATACTTTTTCAGCAAATTTAAACGTATCTGCCATACTAATCCTCATTGAGGTTGCTTGAGCTGCCATTTTAGCTAAACCGTCAACTCCTCCTTGAAATGTATACATGTTTAAGTTACTCATGTTTTCAACAACAAGTTTAGATACCGCCTGAGCGTTAACACCTTGACTTCTAGCAATATTAACAACATTACCCATTTTTTCTGAAGCTAAATAAGCACTCATTCCCGCATCTTTAAATGATTTAGTAATCACTTCAGCGTTTTGACCTGTAACTTCTTGTGCGGCAAATAACTTTTCAATCGTATCGGATTGTAGAATAACGTTTCTACCTAAATCTGCAGAAACTTTTCCTTGTATCGCCGCAATATCTTTATAAGTTCCACCCATTTTAGCAATTTCAACATAAGCGTCTGCCATTGCAATCTTTAATTGAGTTGCGTTTTCTCGTCCTAATCCAAAGGATTTTGAAATGTCCATTGCTGCCCTGTCAACATATAAGAGAACATCTCTCATACTCTTAAGATTCAGTAAATTTGATTCTGCAAAATTATTAATAGTCTCAAAAGCTCCTGAGATGTTATCCATTTCAGTACCAATCGCACTAAACTCATCAGTTAATTTAGCAGCATTACTCGCAGCACTTTCTAAATCATCTTTTTCTTTAAACATAATTGTTCATTTTTAAATAAATATTTGATTTATGTTTTTATGATGATGGAGTGTTTATTTCAATAATCCGATTACATAAAAATTCACGTTCAAATGATGGCATAGACATAAAATCTGAATAAGAAGTATTCAGATGTTTTGCCATCAAATAGTAACTATTGAGCAGATATTCCCTATTATTGGAAGAACGGACGAAAAAACTCAACCCCAAACGCTACTTGAACTGTAACTATTTCTCCTGATGGGGTTTTAACTTGTCTTTTTAGGTCCAATGAAGGTACGTTTTCTCTTAAAAAATTCTTAATATGTTTTGAATCCAAGATTGGAAGTTCATTCACAAATTTAGATATTGTTGAAAGTGAGGTATCACCATTAACTTCTACAATTTGTTTCTGTAATTTCATTGTAATAGTGGGTGGAACCAATCCCGCAGGATATTTCTCTAAAGATTTTTCAATTTCAGTTTCTTCACCATATGATAATGGTTTCAATTTAACTACAGCCTTTGTCTTTGGTAAAATTGTCTCAAATAAACCTGAGTCATCAGGAACGTTTGTTGGTCTCGTAATATTAAGTTCGTCTAATACAATTGTTGAGTCAAAGTACTTATTAGTTCTTGGGTCTAAAACTGACATACTATATTCAGGGCCAAAAGAAGTATTTCTTAAGAATAACAAAACTGCCTGAATATCAACATCCAACAACTCTTCAGGTCTTAAATCATGTTCGTAAACCTTATTTCTTAAAAGAGTCATCATTAATCCGTCTCTTTCTATATTAGAACTGTTTAATAAATTTTCATCAACAGCGGTCAAATAACCAACTTTAACTGATTTTTTCTTACTTTTGTAAAAAATTCCACCAGATGGTAATTGAACCATATCGTGTGGTAAATTAAAGTTTTCTGTCGCGGCTTGGTATAAATCTTTATCCATCATATTTTGATTTTATTATAAAAATAATTTAAGAGTTGAATAAATCAATCTTTAATTTCATTTTTAACCTCTTCTTTGTGTTGTTTAATGAACTCTTCCTTAGTTTCAAACACTTTTCCACATCTATTACATGTGTATCCTGAATATTCTTCCATAAAAAAATCCTGTATAACAATATATACAGGATTTTACAAAATTTTGTATTGTTTTTTTTATTAGTATACTAAAATACAACGGTCCATTCTTAAAGTTGCCGTGATAGTCGCTAAAGAGTCAGATTTGTAGTCAAGAGTATTGAAGTTAACATCACTTAAGAAAGTTCCTTCTAATATCCATTTCTCAACAACAACACCTGTTGGGTCTAACATACTAACTTCAACGTTTTTCTTATAACCCGCAGCATATCCCATACGACCTGTTACTGACTCAGCACATAATCTAACCCATTCCATCAAAGCTTGTGAAGCCGAAGGTCCGATTGGGTCACGGAATGTAACGTTAATAACCCCCCATGTAAATCTACCAGCAACATATGTTGAAGTATTTAGAAATGGAATTTCTGTTGGAGTAATTGTTATGTGTGGTCTTGAAGCACTTTCTACGAACCATTCATTTATACCTAAAGTTGAATCAAAACTTAATATGAATCGGTTTTGTCTTTTGGGTTCGTAAGGTACCGGCATTTTCATCAGTAAATCAGCCATATTGTTATTTTTTTAATTTTTTTATTTTATGTTTTTTTTATAAATATCTAGTTTAAAAATTTTTCTCTTTACTTTTGTTTTTTTTATAAGAAATTTATACTAGACTAGGTTATTAATTCTCTGGTTCATATCTTTGTTTCTTTCCTCCTTGTGTTAAAATAAATTCAAATTTGTTTTCAGGGTCATTACTTAAACTCTTATGTGCATATTCAATATTTCTTTTATCATCATCTGAAAATACTACTTTAGGTACAAATCTATTTGATATTACATTCTTTAAGTATGCTGGTTTATGTAAAATTCCTGATATATAATTAACATAATTATGAAATTCTTTTAAAGCTTCTACTTTTAATTTTTCAGGTTGAGCAGCAGAACCTTGTTCATAAGTCACAGGATAATACTTATTCATATCCATGTAAGAGTTAATTAATTCATCATTACTCATATCGTCTTCTTCAGCAAAATGACGGTATTTTCTTAAATTTTTCACTAATTCTTTTTTATTGATTCCTTTATAATTGGACTCAATCATGTTTTCTATAGCTTTACGTATCACTAATGGTGAATGTCCTCTAGCAGTTACGATTGCAAAGATTGAACCGTTATTTATTGTCTCAACAAACTTACCCCATTCAGGACCTTCTTTAGCAAACATCACATCAATTAAAAAACGTTTGTCCCCTTTGGTTGAGAAAAATCTGTATGGTTCATTTCCGTAACTCACAACATTTTTTCCTTTATATTTAAAAGGTTCAACACCGATTTGATGTCTATGTTCAGCGAAATCTTCAGTAGACATAAGAACTTCTTCACCTTTGTCGTCCAATAGAACAATCTGAGTGGGCATTGTTAAAATATTATCATCCCAGTCAAACGCCCAATATACGGTATCAGGTGTAAATTCTTCTCTTACAGTTTCAATTAAATAAACTCTCATATTATTAAATATAATGACAAACCGATATTTCTACCGGTCTGTCATTTAAGGTTATTATATATTTTCAAAAGATGCCCCTGTTGGTGTTATAAAGAATGTTATATCTATAAACTCAAGAGACCTTGTAGGTTTGATATAAATCTTACCTGTCATTTGGTTTCTGTCCAAATCAGCAGTATCTGAAGAAACTGTTACACGGAAATCGTATAAACCTCTATCTCTTCTGATAGCGTCTAATATCGGATTAACCGCATTTAAGAAATCTTGTCTTACTTTTTGGTCATTTTGTTCAAATAACAATCTTACAGAAACCGCAGAAATCAATTTACGAGCTTGTAATAACAATCTTCTAACATTGATTCTATCAAGAGCAGATTCTCTAACTTGAAGAGTTTTATTACCCCATATTACAGTTCCTACATCAGAGAAAGTAGCAATTGGGTTAATTCTTCCTTTGTATAAAGTATCTCTATCTTCTTGTGTTAACTTCTTACGTGCTTTAACAGCATTTACGATACCACGAGTGTAACCCGCTGCTGCGAACCAAGGGAATGCGATGTTATCAGTTAACGCTAAGTTTCTACAAACTTCAGCAGTTG